TTCCTTGTATTGCTTTAATTGTTTCATCATAATTTTCACCACATATCCATGGGAGAAATAATACCTTCTCCCGATCTAACATTATCTCAGTTGCTTCCTGATACAATGTAACGTTATCGTATCCCCCTAACAATAAGTTAGGAGAGTTTACATCATTTGTATTTTTAAAATATGTATCATGATTGCCTGGAATCATATGTACATCAATGCCTAGCGATGATGCCTTATCAAAGAAGTATCTCTTACAAGACTGTAATGTATTAAAGTTTATATACTTACGTCTATCAAACACATCTCCAAGATGGCAAATTGTTTTTATATCTTGCTCAACTAATTGAGGAAAGAAAAATTCATCATAAAATTTGGCAAAGTAAGCATCGAAAGCTAGGCTATCTGAGCGTGCACCAAAGTGTGTGTCTGTTACAAGAGCAACCTTCATAGATTACGCCTCGTATATCGCGCTGTTAGCTCCGTGTTCACGAACCTCACAAGACGTAGCGAAACATCTACCACCACTCTTTTCAGATACCAAGTTGTCTGCAAAATGAAATGCCTGCTCAGCAAACTTCTCACAACCTACGCCATTCATAACTCTCACTTCTGAAAGTCCTCTAGCTTCTGTTTGTAAAAAGAATTCCATTTCAGGATCGTCTTTTGCTACTGCGTGCTTGTGATCAAAGTTATCTTTTAGCCATGCTTTAAGTTCTTTCAAGTCTCCAAAGTCGACTACCCAATTTTTGTCATCTAAAATATTACAACCAAATGTAAATTTAAAAGATAAAGCATAGCCGTGTAGTAAACTACAATGGCTGTGTAATGCTAGTGGTTGTCTAAACATACAGGATAATCCTTCTTCGTGTCCGTATGTCTTAGTTGATAAGTATTTAAATTCTTTCATTATGTAAGCTCCTTATATAGATTAGTAGCTGAAAAGTATTCTTTTTCCAGCTTATCTCTGTTTGTTTCAATGGCCGTTTGTACTGCCTGGTGTTCAAAGTTTGTCATCAAGTCTGTTATCTTCTGACATAACTCTTCCTTATGGTCCTGGTATGTCCTCCAATCTTCAGCCCAATCTGATGGGTATTTAAATATGTCATCATACATTTCCATATAAGAAAGTCTATTAGGAACTAATGGAATCCCACCGCCTCTTAATATCTCATAACAGCTGATGCCTAATGTCTCTTGATTGTTTGCTGAGAATACCATTTTAGATTCTTCGATAAGTCTGTTGTATTCTGGTTTTGTAAGATTGTAATCATTACAATTAATAAATTGGTATTGAGGTAATTCCTCTGCCAGATCTAGAAATATATCTAGTTGTTTTTCTGGTGCGTTTCTGTGAGGGAATAGAATAATATCTTTCTTTTCTGTACCTGGATTTATATGTGTATTAAGATACTCCATAGGCCATCCTGTTCTTACAATTTTACTTCTTAAATATTCCTCATCTTGTTGTCCATCAAACATTACAGTAGCAAACATACCAATGTGAAATTGAGATGCAAAATAGTTTCTATCGAAAGCATCAAACATAGCATACTCTGTATGTCTAACCCACTTCTTATTTCCTATACGTCTACCTAAGAAGTCATGTGCATCGTAACTACCTGCGTGCCATAAACCATGTGTAGTTATATCAACGTTCAATAACTCTGCCATGTATTTAAGTTGTAACACACCAGGGTGCCAAGCATCTGCAAAGACAAAGTGATCTCCATCTTCTACTTTTTCTTTCTGAAAAAGATCTGCTATAATTTTAACTTGTTCAGACTTATAAATGTTCGTGCCTGCAAAGTCTAAGAAGGCACCGGGAGTGGTGCCATTTGCTATGTCTTCTGGTCCTTCTATAACAGTAACGTCCTGTCCTGTTCTATCAGATATTGACTGGGGGAACTCGTCTTTCCACTGAGCTGTATATCTAGTCTCTACATATTCTAAATCAACTAAATAAATCATTTTCTATTATCCCTCCATTCTCATTATCCTCGTATACTTCAACTCTAACAGGTCTGTTAGGATACTGTTCTTCTATATAATTTATAAGAGCTTCACCTATCATTTCACAAGACTGGTGGTCTAGTTCGAGGACTGCGGTAGAGCTGTCTACTTCGTCATAAAGTCTTTCTAGTTCACGTTTAAATTGTATGAACTCTACATCTCTGTCGTTATGTTCTACACCGAGTGTTACATAGAAATGGAACATGTGTCTGTGAGGATATCCTAAAAAGCTAACATCGTCCCATTCACCTGTAGCATACTTAGGATTTGTATCTGCTCCTGGGAAAAAATGTACTCCCTCTTTTTGGAAGCTTACTTTTATGAAGCGGTTCTTATAAGCCATGTTGGGTCCTCTCTGTTTGTATATTTAGCAAAGTCAATTTTGTATTTGTTGTAATACCTGCGATAAGAGTTGACTACACTCTCACCTTTTACATCGTCTGGCATTGCCAACGGTAATCCTTTTACATCTGCCTCACTAGCAAATGGAATATTTTTAGGTGCGTACTTCAAAAGATGTTCTAATTTTTCTTGTGTTAAGTGAGTACGCCCATACCTGTGAGTATATTCTTTAGATAGTTTATACCATAGATCATATAGATAATTATAATTGGCAGAGCTACTTCTAACCCAGATACCATCTGGGTGGTTAACATGGCTTGCCTTATATAATGTAGATTCCATATTGTTATTACTATGTCTCCATCGCTTGATAGCTCTACCGTTTTTTGTTTTGTCTCCATATAAATCTCCGTCTAATACTCTATGTGCTGTAGACATTAGTTGTGCGTATTCAATTACCATTTTAACAACATGCTTATCACAATGTTGTTCTGCACATAGTAGTGGGTTTTCATTAAGTAAAAATATGTTCATTCAAATAAATCCTCTAAACTACTAGGTGCCTCCGTACCAACAGCCATGCTCTTCATACTGCCACCTAAATACTGGTTGTTTTCCCAGGCATCGTATTCTTCACGATTAGTTACATTGTACAAGTTTCTGAACTGTCCGTCAAGTTTTAACTTACCCGTAAACTTCAATAAGGTATCCTTGTCTAACATCATAGATTCTAAGTGTGCCATAAAGTTTCTAATGGACATTAGGATAAATGCTGTCCTAACATAGATCCAAGTGTTTAAGTTGCCATATTTCTCTTTAGCTTTTAAGGAAGGGGTGTTCATAAGCTCGTGAAATTCGTCTAGATCTACGCCCAATTGGACTGTTTCCTGCACGTTATTGTACATTTCACGATACAAATTAGACATTTTCCTATTGAACTTAGTTGTGCCTTTACCCATGTAATATAAACCCGTCTCAACCGCCCTGCTGTGTGTAGTAGAGTCATATGATATTTCTACATTGTCATACAAACCGTTCTGACAAAAGACTAAGTAAGGAAGCATACGTCTGATACTACCTACTCCCAAGACGTGTAAGTGCATGATCTCTTGTGGCCATATCTTAGCAATCTCAGAGGCAATAAAGGCTCTTTTAACATCTTCTAATGGGCCGGTGCCTAGAGCCGCTGCTCCCATTGCAACACCACCAATTCTATCGTGCCATTCTGATGGTACTTCTTCCATTAGAAGCTCATACCATCTAAGGTATGTATCAATACAGTTACCCTGTAGGATAATATAAGGTTTACATGTACTACCTGCTTTATCAAATATTTCTAATTGTCTTTTAACATTTCTGCCTGTCTTACGAGCCAGTTCTTCATAGTTCTCAAAGTCAAAGAACCTAGCCTTTGTATCGTTTCTATCTGACTTACCGCCTGTAAGGATAACAGGTATCTCATCAAAGCACATGCCAACGTCTGCCCACTTGGCTTGGTTCTCATATACTTTATCTTTTAATTCATCTGTAATTACCATACCTTGGGTAACAATCTGTAGTCCACCTGAGTCTGCGTGGATCTCATTTACATGAGGCTTATATACTGTGAACCTGTCACCAAAGCTTGACTCTGTATGTGCGTTGTAAAGCATAGAAAACTTGTGGCTATGTACATCAGTTACTAACTTGTCTATAAGCATGTTTATTATCTGGGAGTTTGTCTCGTCTTTTGCTACACTAGGATTACTAAATCTCATATAGCTAGTACCCGAAACAACATAGTCTAGTTTTCTATTTTTAATCATGATCTAAGAATCTCAATTAACACCTTAGCTTCTGCTGTTGCATCGTCTAAAGCATTGTGGTTATTTGCCTTGGGCAATCTTTTATTCAATACATTCATAAGAGTTCGTAAACAAGATATGTCCCAGAACTTCCAGGGTATGTCTACGTTCACTGCTTTCATTGCACTCTCTAATATAACAATATCAAAGTTGGCACCGTAACCCCATGCTGGGAATGATTGTGTGCCGTACCAAGACACAAATTTGTCTAGTGCTTCTTGTAGATCAACAGGATCTTTTTGCCAAGCCTCTCTAGCCTCGACAGTTTGTTCTTGCCACCACTTAATTGTACCAGGATCTATGTGTAGTCCTGCCTCTTTACATGACTTAGCATCTACATTAATATAAAACGTATCTACAATTTCCATGTTGTCAATTAGTACTGCCCCAATAGATACAATACATGCGTTAGGTTCTGTACTTAGAGTTTCTAAGTCAATTACTACATGTTTTTTAGATGTGTCCATTGCCTATTTCCTGTAATTTAATATTGTCCATAAATTCTTGTTTAAGATGTATGTTAGTTTTTAACTCACCTTTAACAACCGTTGTTTGTGTAGAACTATTACTTGCCATTATGCCTCTGTTCTCACAGCAACCATGTCTCGCTCTAATGTAAACTGCTACACCCTTACTTTGTGTAAGTTTCTCAATACGTTCTGCTATCATTTCTGTTAGCTCTTCTTGTAAGTGTCCGCGATTTGATAAGTGCTGAGCAACTCTTGTGTACTTGGACAAACCAATAACAAAGTCACCTGGCAAACACCCTATGTAACATACACCACTCACTGGTTGGTGATGATGTGAACACATGGATTTAATATTCATTCGTACAACAATTAGTTGATCGTACTGGCCTTCGTTAGGGAAAGAAGCTATCCTAGGATCTGGTAAATACCTACCACTCATTATCTCATTAATATACATCTTTGCCAAACGATTAGCTGTACCTTCTGAATTTGGATCATTGTCTGTGTCTATAATAAGACTACTTAATACTCCTTGAAACTTACTTGCCAACTCGTCTATAAGTTGTTGTCTCTCATAGTCATCTAATATATATTCTGAAATATTATCAGCGGCAAAGTAACGTTTACCGTCTGCCTTTAGTCTTGTCTTAATTATCTCGCTCATTAAATCTGTCATTATTTTTTCTCCCACGGAAATACTAACCATTGTGTGTTATTATACAGAGTCTTACCTACAAAGTCAAGCTCCATTGTACCAATTTTATCATAAAGTACCGCCCATTGGCTAGCAGGCATGTACTCTTTTATCTGTTGTATTGTTAACCCAGAGTCACATATATCATCTACAAATATCAGCTCGTCTACGTTCTCTTCTAAGTTAAGTAGAGTTGGTACATCTTTATCGCTACCATCTCTTGTCTGCCATTGTAGAGCTGTAAAAGGTATGTCTAACATCTGAGATATCATAACCCCTGGTATAAGTCCACCTCTACTAATGCCTATTACTCTTTTATATTCTCTCTCACCTATTCGTAATGCCAACAACTGGACAATCTTTTCCATCTGACTCCAGTTGATATACATTTTAGGCTCACTCATATTTTTACCGCCAGTACAACTAGGATACATAGCTGAATTATAATAACCAACAGTAACTCTAATGCTAAAATTGTGTGATACCATATCCATCTTGTTTTATATGCTGTATCTATTGATACGTCTGCTGGATCTGGATCTGTATCTAGCCATTGTTCCTTCGGTATCGCTATCGGTGAGGTGTCTCCCCACATTACTTCTTTAAATCGTTCCCACATTTTATGTCCCCCATGCGTTGCCGAAGAGATCTATATGTAATCGAGGACTAAATTTATATCCAGTCTTCATACATGCCTCTGCTACGTCTTTTGCTGTTAGTGCTTGTTGTTCCATTGTTGCGCCTTCTGGCATACAATATACCGAATGTATCTGTACCCCACTTTTCTGATACTGTAGAACAAAATAGTCTACCTCAGTAAAGTCTTCTATATCACGAACAACAAATTTGTTATATAGAAAGCTGTTATATACCTGATTCATTGTAACCAGTGCGTCTGGAATACATGCCTCGTCTTGCTTTTCACCACTAAGGCTTAGCTTAGGAGATGTACTCCATGTTACATGTACTTTATCGTGGTTCGCATTAAAAAACTCTACTAGTGCTGGTGTAACCTTTTGTGTGCCATTAGTTTCAAACGTTACATTCTTTAATCCTATGTTCATACACATTTGTATGAGCTCAGGCCATACTCTCTGCCAGCCTAACAAAGGTTCACCACCTGTAATAACTAAATGTATGTCTTCCTTCTCATCAAACTTCCCATTAGGTAGTAGGCTGACGATATGTTCAAATACCTCATCAGAAGTCTTTGTCATTTGTAGATGCTTATATTTCATAGCCCATGAAGCAGAACTATCACATCCAACAGGTGTAACTGGAAGTTCTGATATGTCTTTGTAAGCGTCTGGATGATTTTTATCGCCCTTAGGATCTAACATGTAGGGCATCTGATCTGTAGCAAGGTAGTTGCCACGTTCCTGTCCAAAGCCTGCACACTCAAAGTTGCAACCGAAAGTTCTCAAGAATACACTAGGGACTCCTACGAATCTGCCTTCGCCTTGGATGCTATAAAAAGCTTCGCTGTATCTAAGTTTTGATTGTTTCATAATATGGTATTATATATAAGTCCTAGGTAGAAGTCAAGACATAAATTCGTCGTTTGGTTGACCGTTTTCTTCAATTACTTTCTCGGTGGGGTTAAGTGCCTCTGCTTCTGCCTCTGCTGCTGCCAAAGCCTCTGCTGCTTTAATTTTTTCGTCTAAGTATTTAGGTCTACGTTTAGGCATCTTCTTGCCTTCGTTCTGTTTGTCTGCTTTAATATTATCTGCTTCAGCTTGTTCAATAATATTTCTCATATAACCTAAGTAGTCGTTAGTGTGTTCAGTACCGTCTGCACTATTCTCTAGAATCTGTTCAATGTCTAACGATTTAATGTACTTGAACTTTGTTTCCATCTGACGCTTCTCTTTCTGAATACGTCTAATGAATGCGTAGTATGTTATTTGTGTGAAGTAAGCAAAGGGATTAGATGATTTTGCTGGATCAAAGTTGTGCATATATGTAAGACAGTTTTCAATGCCGTCTAGGATCATTTCATCTCTGAATGTATAGTTTACAAAGTTTGCCTTGTAAGCTAAATGGTTTGCAATCTTAACAAAACATTCTCCGATGTAGTTTGTTACACGTGGTTTTTCTTCACCACTCTCTTCTGCTTCCAACCTGGAAGTACGGTACTCAGATATCCTTGCTAAGAATTCTTTGTTGTCAATGTAATGTGCCGAGTTTGGGTCACGTCTTTTAGCCATAATATATACTCCTTAATGTATTTGTTTTTTATCTATTGCTTCTGCATAATCTAGTAATTCTTCTAGGTCCTCAAAACTATTTTCTTCTTGGGGAGCCTCTTCTTCTTCACCGATAAAACTACCGGTCCAGTTTGTTGATTCAAGATAAATCTGATCAACCATTCTATGATACCCTTCATGGAAACTTAGTTGTAATTCTGCTGTTGTAATAACATGCTGAGAATCTATTGTAAATGTTTGTCCTTCGGCAATTGCTATCCAAGGCCTAAGATTAATCTGTTCACCTATTAGTCCAGGGATATTAGATACCTGGCTTACTAATTCTATTGGGTGTGTTATCTCTATAGAATCGGGGCCGAGCTCTACCTTACCTACTAGTGTGGTACCGTTTGCTAATTTAACTATGCTAGGTTCAGACATCTAATTTTACCAGTTTATAATCGAAACCTTCTTCGTTATAAATCTTGATCCTCTCAATTAAGTGATACAAAGTATAATTCTTTTTGGACTTCCATGATAAATCATCACCAATATCAAACAAATTACATCTAGTCTTCTGTCCACCTCGTCTGAGTCCTCTACCTATACTCTGTAAATTTCTTATCCTGCTCTTACTAGGTGAAGCGAAAACAATATTATGTAAGTTCCTTATATTTATACCTGTAGAAAACGTTCCGTATGATGCAACTATTATAGCATCTTTTTCCTTCTCTGTCAATGCCCGAATTCCTTCTCTGGTTTCCGTGTCAGTACCACCATAGACAAAGAACACTTTCCTATCACCTTTAGCAGATTGTTTAATCATATCGTATATAACCTTACCATGTTTTTCTACATACTGGAATAACACTAGAGTATTACCGTCTTGTGCCAAAGTAAGGTTCTTAATTATATTGTTCCTTGCCTCACATTTAACGATCCAATCTATCTCTTCCTGGTATGTTGACTTAGAGAGTATTTTCTTATCCTCATCCTTATGGTTTATTGTACAACATATAATCTTTAGCTCTGCTAGTTGTTTGTCGTCCATTAACTTTTTAGTTGTTGTAACTTTATGTGTCTGTCCAAACACACCTTCTAATACTAGTTTATGAGTCTTTGTGCCATCTAGAGTACCCGTAGTTCCTATTCTATAAGGTGTATTAACACACTTGTTCATAAGAGTTGTTAGGGATTTAGCCTTAAATAAATGTGCCTCGTCTCCATACATAACATCAAATTCTGCAAACCAACTCTTAGGATACTTGTAGATAGATTGCCATGTACTTATTGTAACAGGGAAGTCATTAGTCTTTTCTTTACCGCCATATATTTTATGGCAGTTGTCTTGTACCTTCCAGCCATTTGCTGTAGAATAGTCTGCAAAGTCACCGTACATTTGTTCTACCAGTGATGTAGTAGGTACAATAATTAATTGTTTCCTACCCTTTATCTGATGATAACGAATGAGGCTGTAAATGATAAGAGACTTACCACTAGCAGTAGGAGATAGTAGTAGAGTCCTTCCAGTTTTAATAGAGTGGGTGACTGCTTCTTTTTGATAGTCCCGAATCTCGATATCTTTTTCATCGCTTTGTAATTTAAGCTCCTTAGTAAATTTTTCTATGTCAAGTGTTTCGCCTATTTCAGGCATGTTAACTTCTATTGGGTACTCTAATGTTTGAGCAAACTCTTTCAAGTAAGGTAGTAATCCAATGTACAATTCTTTGGTGTACATACTATATAATCTAGCCTTGCCGTCCCACATTCTGTTTCTATACATGGGCATAAACTTGGCACCCGGTACATCGAATGTAAAGAAGTCGTTTATCTCAGAGTCGGTACTTAAATCAGTATCAACATGTAGATAAACCTCATCTTTCTTGGTAACTGTTATCATATAATTCCGTTAGTAAACTTGGTCCATTCAATGGCGTTTTTAATATCGAATGATCTACTATTAATAGACTTCATTATATAATCGCATTGTGTAAGACATGTATTAATGTACTCAACTTTATCTGTTAGTCTAATTACATCTGCATCTGTATCTAGGTACTCATTCATCTGATTATTCAAAGGAGCGTTTCCTAAGTACTGATCCCAGCCTAAATTGTTAAGTTCTTTTTGGTCCAACTCACCGCGAAAGTACTTCCACTTCACACGCCTGAGACTTAATAGATCTGATTGAGACTTTCTAAGTTGTAATTTAAATGTTGTTAATTGGTTCAGGTATTTTGAGTGTAGTTCTGGTATTCGTGTAGATTCCTGTCCTAGGTTAAGTTCATTAACCTTACAGTCTATACTCCATTCATCTTGTATTTCGTTAAGCGTTTTCACACATCACCTTCTTTATAATATATACATTATACGACTATTGACTGCTTATGTCAACGTTTAATTGTACCGTTTGGTACTAAGGAGTTTCAAGTGTGAAAGAGGTATATCTAAACATAGCCACTCCCACCATATACTCCGTGGAACCAGTTGATATCTCAAAATCTAGTCCCTGAATACTTACAGGAAACGCGTCCTTAAAGTTTATCTTTTGTATTGGGTTGTTGTTTGAATCTAAGATCATTAGTGTTGCATCACTATATGATGTAGAGCCTCCATCCGAGTCTGGGAATCTATATCCCTGTGATAGTCCGTAAGCTGCGTGTTGTTTAGAATCTTCTGGGAACCCCAACCCAACCATCCAATTGTATAGCTCTTTATAGTTAATCATGTCCTCTTGTATAAGGAATCTAATCATTAACTGTCCAAATTCTATCTTCTCGCCTGGGTGAGGTATGTCTACTAGTGGTGTTGATTGTACGGCAGGTATCATATTCATCTCTGGAATGTTAGCTGCTTGGCAAAAATATGAAACGTTTGGAATATTGTGGACTTGGAACTTAAAACCATTAGGTCGTAAGTAATCTAGCTCGTTAGGATTGTTTGAGGACCACGATGCTTCTGTTACATTTGTTATGTTGGTTGTTGTCATTTCTTATTCCTAGTTGAACCCTACACTAATACCACAACCACATGAGGATGACTGTTGAGGATTCCTATATTCAAATCCCTCATTAAGTCCTTCAACCTTCCAAGCAATAGTAGTGCCTTCTAAATACATTTCTGACATAGGATCAAGCCAAAGAGTAAAATCACCAAAGTCTATTGGTATATCTGCATCTTCACCTTTTTCTGCATAATTAAATTCGTATGCAAAACCAGCACAACCTCCACCTGTTAAACCAAATCTAACTCCTGCAACTCCTTTGTCCTTAATCTTCTTTACGACTTCTACTAATGCGTCTTCTGTAAAGTCAACAATAGGACCACGTGAAGTGGCTATCATCATTGGGTCAAACGTTTTCGGTTGTGTCAAGGTCCGGTCCTCCGTTGTGTAATCTATGGGCTTTCTTTTCGTCCCAATGTGTTAGTGCTTTTTTAATACTATCTTCTGCTAATACAGAACAATGTAACTTAATAGGCGGTAACTCTAATGCGTCTGCTATATCTTTATCTTTAATTAATAGAGCCTCAGTCATTGTTAAGCCTTTAAGCATTTCAACAAACATTGTAGAACTAGCTATTGCTGAACCACAACCGTAAGTTTTAAATTTAACATCCTCTATAATGTCTGTATCAGGATTTACTTTTAAATCTAGTTTCATAACGTCACCGCATGCTGGTGCTCCAGCCATGCCTGTAGCTACATTTGGGTCTTTAGGATCGAACCTACCTACGCCATGTGCCGCTGGATTATCTAAAACATCTTGAAATCTCTGTACTACCTTATCTGAATATGCCATTTTTACTTCCTCTTATACTGTATTTATAATACTTTATATGTAACCAGATGTCAATAGGGATAAATACCTTTTGTATAAATAATAACGTACCATTAAGGTACGTCATACACACACACACAGGAGAACAATATGACAAACACAACCAATAAATCAGGCTTTGAGATCAGAGCAGAATTACTTAATCAAGCACATCGCATGTTAAGTGAGAACATTCAAAGAGAATCTGATGAAATGTATGCTCACAACGACATTTATCCAAATGATAAAAAAGTGCTTAAAGTTAGCCCAGTTTTAGCTAGAGATATAGTAGTTGTTGCTAAAGAGCTTAACGAGTTTGTTACCCAACAATAAACTCTGATAGTCAAAGAAAAGGGCTACTTTCGTAGCCCTTTTTTTATTCAGTCCTGTTTAGGATCTTGAAGTTCGTCGGTTTGTTCATCAATCTCCGTGACTACTGTATCGACAACACCTTCAGCTGCGTCCGCTGCTGTAGATACAATGTCTGAAGCATCTCTAAGAACAGCACTGCCAATGTTACCTGCTGTTTTGACAGATGTGTCTATAATGCTAGTAGTTACTTCCTTCCCACCTTCTATAACTGCTCCAATTGAAGCACATGATGGTAAGAATCCTACAAAACCGAGGACTGCAATAATAGTGAATAACTTATTCATATATTATACCTCGTTAATGTCTAAACGTTGTTGTAAAGACGCTACTATTTATAAAAGTCAAAAAAACGGGCTACTTAGTAGCCCGTTCTAATTCTATTCCTAGAAACCTAAATTACATTAAGTTTGTAACTTTAACACTTCTGTAATACTGGTTACGGTCTGCGGTGAATGTATCACCATCAGTTGTTCCGTCAGCCTGCATTACGAATGGGTTAGCTATCATACCATATCGAGTTTTAAATCCGATTTTTGGTTGGAATGTAGCAGGATCGATTGCTCTTACCATCTGTAATGGAACGTAAGGGCAGTAGAAAAGACCTGCGTCATAAGGGCTTGTGCCTTTATAACCAGCTACATAGAACTGCGATGCAGAACCACTGTTAGCTGAGTAAGGGTCAATATATACTTTATATCTACCGTTAAGTACACCAGCGAAAGTGTTGCCTGTGTCGTCAACATTTAGGTTAGTGTTCAAAGCTGGAGCGTAATCTAAAACACCGGCCATAGCCAAAGCACTAGCAACATCTGATGAACAGATGATGAAGTTACCTTTGCCACGTCTTGTGTCTTGAGCGATCACGTTAGCGTCACGTTCGATATTGAATAAAAGACCTTTAAATCTTTCTACAGACCATCTTCCGTTACTGTCGACATCTAAGTCGAATGTTCCGGCAGTTGCTGTGCTGGCAGAACCAGTTTTAGCTACTTTATAGATTGTTCTGATTACTTCTCTGTTGATTTCCGCTAGGATTTCTTGAGAGAGGATGTTTGAAAGTTCTGACTCTGCGTCTAGACCATGAACAGCTTTCAAATCTTGAGCTAGCTCTACGGTGTACTGAGCTTTTAACGCTCTGGACTTAGCCGTAACTGTAGTCTTCTCGATTGAGAATGCCATTTCTTGTAGTGTAGTCGAATCGCCAAATCCTTCTGCTGTTGCCGTTGATACGCCATTTCCCGTGGTGTAAGTACCGTCAACTGGATTAGATCCAGCGTGTGTACCTGCGCCTGAGAAGTCAGTGTCTGCTTCGTTGAATAAAGCTTCAGTTCCAGCTTGTGTGCTGTAATGAGACTTCATTGCAAAAATAAGTCCTGTAGGACCAGACATTGGTTGTACGCCGCATACGTCATATGCCATCAAATTAGGTAGTGCACGTCTTACGAGCGATATTAATATCGGATCGTAGTTGTCGACGCCTGAACCAGTTTGGTTAGCGTGTGTAGCCTCGAAAAGAGCTGCTTTTTCCTCGCGGAGTGCTTTCTCTTGGTTTTCTAGGACTACTGTGGTTACAGCTCTCTTATAAGGATCTGAAATTTCTTGTAATTCCGGATGCTCGAGTACTGGTTGCCACTTCTTTTGTAGTTCTTCTGAAAGATACATCAGTTTCTCCTTGTTTATACGTTTGTATTATGTTTTATAATAACTCTATTATTTATAAAATTGTTAATTTATAACCTTAACTTCCGAACTTTTTGCTTTGAGTAATGCCTTGTACATATCTACTCATTACAGTGTTCTCAGTTAATGTTCCCTGATCAACGCTATCTTCTAGCTTTTCACTATCATCTGCTTTCGCTTTAGGAAAGTAATTTTCCTTGATAACATTTAGTTTCCTTGTATACATTTCCTTACTGTCAAACGTAATGTCTTCAATAAGTGATGCAAACTTTTCCACCTCTGTTTCAGCTAGATCGTCAACCACAGAACTAAAAATAGTTTGTTTAAGTAGTTGTTCTCTGTCTTCGCTGATTGCGACTGATTTATTAATCTCTTCATCTAATTTAGATTTTAACTCTTCAATCTCTTGCTGTTGATTAGTCAACACATCGAGTTTGTCTTCAGGTACATCAATATAATGTTCCGTGAATACTTGCTGAAGGCCTTGTATAAAGCTCTCAGTAATTTCGTTGCGTAGTCCGTTCTCAATAGCTAGCTCGTTTTCAGCCATCCACTGCTCAGTTACATAACTGAGGTATTTGTCGATGTTTTCAACAAGTTTTTCTTTTGCCTCGTCGAAAGCTTTATTAGCTTCCTCTACCAACTCTGCTTCAATTCCTGAAACTTGTTGGTTTACTCTGGCCACAACTGTAGCTTCAAATAATGATGCTGCTTGTGTTTTAAATTCTTCTGAAAGATGTTCTTCGTCTGCAAATAAGTTAGCAATGTCTTCCTCGAACAAAGTATCTACTTCTAACTCTTCGTCTGATTCGTCTGTAATAACATCTTCTGCTACTACTTCTTCATCGGACTCTTCGTCTTCTGTAATTACTTCGTCTTCACTCTCTTCACCGTCAACGATTTCTTCGCCATCTACATAAGTATCTTCTTCTAAAGCTTCATCTTCCGACTCTACTTCTTCTTGAGCTACATTACCTTTAGACGATGCTTGTGCAACAACAGATTGTGTTGGTGTACTATCGTTATAGTTAGGTGCCTTACCGGCGCCTGAGTTTGAAGGACGAGGGGCACTACCAGCTTTTGCTGATGCTTCTTTTCCTACCGCGCTAGTCAATCCGCCTTCAGGGTTCGCTGAACCGCTAAGGTCTTGCTGATCTGGATTTGGATTGGAGTTGCCTTGTAGGGGATTTGTAGCATCACCATTACTAGAATTATCTAGAGGACGATTTGCCGCTCCTTCTTCTAGTACTTCAACAGACTCGGATTTAACCTTGCCTTCTAGAAGTTCTCTGATTTTGGATTCTACTCCCATTTTACTTCTCCTTTTAGGATTATGTTTAATTAATATAATCTAATAAACTATTTATATTTATACAGATTTCTATTAGAATTTAGACAGTTTATCTAAAAAATTGCTAAATACTTGTAACTTAGCTTCCTCTAGATTAGCACTAGACGTTCTCTGAATCAACCCTTTCGATTCTTCGATGTCTTGTTCTGTCCACTTATTATTAATGAAGATCCATTCCCTTCCTTCCATTATACCGGAAACAAAAGCGTCTGGAGCGCTAGGATCCGCAACAATATCTGCTGCTGTGGCAAGCATAAAGTCGTTCTGTACTTCATTAATGCCATTCCTCTCTTTCAAAGAGCCCAATCCTCTGGAGCTAACTCCAAGCTGAGCGCCTTCGCTAATAAGTTCTTTTACAATACGACCCATAGGCGTGTCCATCACTTTTGCCTTACCGATCCAATTGTTGCCGTCTTCCCGAAGGGAGACAATCATGTGTGATACACGATCTAAATTAACTGTAGGTCCTTCTGGGTGTCCCAGTTCTCCATAAGCTCTTTTAGTATCTACGTTTTCTCTAACGTAACGATTGACTTCAGTTCGCATAATATCCTTGGGATACATACGGCCGTTTTTGTTTGTTAAATCTGATTGTAAAAACACACCTTCTATAAAGACATTAGGTTTCTTAGGATCCTTAGTCTCTTCTGTGAGGTAGTTAATACTTTCGTTAAATTCTTTGATTAGTCTCATTGTGACTCTCCGTTAACCTAGACTTCCACCGTTATAAACACTACCTGAATCGTTGGTGTCTAATGGTGCGTCTTGGTGTTGTTGTGAACCATATCCAGAAACTTTAGCACAATCAACTATAACAGTACCGCCAGCTCCGCCGGCTATAACTACTTCTATATCTGATGTTGCTTCTGAGTTGTCTGAAAATCCGTACATATCTATGTTACCGGACTCCGTAAGTTCGTATAGTACGACGGAGTTACGTTGCACCTTAGCGGATGCCCCGGATGATAGTGTCCATTTAAGGCCTTTAATGTTAACTGCAGGGGAGTTCTGTGACTCTGATGATTTCTTTAGTGTTGTTGCTAAAGCAATGGTACCGGTAGCTGCAGTCCCCCTTACAGATACTACACCCTGTACTTGGGTTAGTTTTAAATTATTTACTGTGACTGCCATGATTGTTTCCTATGTTAGTTGTTTAATATTTTTTCTTGTGGTTCATGTGTGGGCCTTCTTCTAAGATCTCCACATTGGAATCATTCACATCAACTGTTTCTATACCGTGTTCAAACATTACTGAATAACTCGATACTCTACCAAATTCATCTGGTGCAGAATGTTCACCATGTATTGGTGTACCTTCTTTCCATTCTTTGTGCATTATTTTTGAAGCACAAAGATGTTTGTCTCCTTCTAAAGAGCCTGCTGCTACTCCATCTACTGGAGTCTCTACAATAACTCTTTCTCTATATTCTTTAAGTGTTTTCATCTTCGACTGGTCTCCCTGTAGTTGTATCAATATCCACAAGCGCATCATCCAATGAGACTCCAGTAGGTTCCATATTAGGATCTACACTCTTGGAGAAAACAGCCTGTGCTTTCTCTTGTCTCAAAGTATCTAACGCATCAGTAGTTCTAGAGTGCATTAAATCAGCGAACTGACTCTGTGCATCTGCTGAATTACCTGAGATTATGTTGTTTAACATATCTGTTGTAGTTACCTCAACCTCTTGTTCTGTTGTTGTTTCTTCTTCTGTCATTTTATTCTCCATTATCTGGGCCTGGTGGAGGAGTATCTCCGCCTGGTACATCATTACTTATATCACCTTCAGGTGCCGGTTGATCCGTCGGCACTTGTTGTAAGGGACTCCATTGATACTGCCTACTGTACTGTGGCTCTGCCATAATCTCAGTTTCTATTGTATCAATCTCTTCATCTGTTAAGTTAAGCACATTCTTTTGAATGTAACGCTTACTAAAAAATGTTCCTATATAAGCAGCTAGTCCGTTTAATACTTCTACTCTGCTTCTCAAAATCTCTTGTTCTTTAGACTCTGTGTAATAAGCATCTGTGGCAAACTCAAATTCTATATCATCTTTGATGTCTGTCCAATCTTCTTCTGTAATAACACCTTTTAGTAAGAGCTGTGTATGCAAAAGATCGCTTAACAATACTGAGAACTTTCTCCTTAACTTGATGATGAATTTTGTAAACTTCATCTCGTCTCGGTTTATCTCAGCAGCTCTACCAAAATTAAGTCCTGCTTGTTGTTCTAAACGTGATACAGGAATGTTTAATGACTGATACAATTTACGTTGAAAATATACTACGTCTTCAATCTGCCCTAGGTTTTGTCCTGCTGGCAATGTATCAATACTTGTTCCTGTTCCACCTTCTCTTCTGGGTAACCAAAAGTCTTCAAGCATGGACATAAACTTCTTATCATCTCGGATCTCGCCTGTGTTAGCATCGTATACTAACTTGTTTCTATACCGATCCATGATGTCTTTCATGTACTGTTCAGCCTTCATCTTAGGAAGGTTACCAACATCTACATAAAATATTCTTCTTTCAGGAGCTCTTGTAATCCTATAAATTACAACTGCGTTCTCCATCATTCTTAACTGGTTTGCTGGCCTAATTGCCTTATGCAAATATGATAACGCTATATTCTTATCGTGATCTACTAAACCACTTGGTGCGTATGCTATAGCGTCCTTCGTAATCTTCAGCCCTTGCTGATTTTCCGGTGCAACATATGCGCCTGGTTTTGAGGTAACCCCTTTATCATTATAGATAAAGAACTCCTCAATCTCTTTAATAAACAATATGCCTGAAGGATTCTTTTCCTTCTTAACTTCTCGTACCTTTCTAATCTTTCTAGGGTCAATGTATCTTACATCTTTAATCCCTGCCTTGGGATTCTCTAGATCGATTACTTTATGAAAGAATAACTTACCGTCTATATACCAACGTCTAAAATAATCTTGAGCTTTATCTTTAAAGTCCAACATCATTTTGATGTCATCAAATTCCTTCATAATAGACTTACGAACTGACGAAGACAACTTGACGTTGTCTAGGTTAAGTTCCACTGGAGACTCGTTCTCCAACTGAGCAATGCTCTCATTAATAATATCTTCAATAGCTGTATCAACGTCTGCCATCCCGGCTATGTCACGATACCTCTTAATTAATTCAGACTCGGTTTGGGCAAC